GCCGTCGGCTAAAGTCCTCGCAGCATATACAATAAAGCTAGGTACGACTAGACGAGCAGTTCGACATGATCTGTACTCTCAAAGCCTCAAGTGGCCTGTCAGAGCCACAACAGAAGTTCAGAGAATTCCTCAAAATCGTTTCCACAAGTCCGAATCCGCCAAGCCGTATTCCGCCGTCGGCTAAAGTCCTCCCTGTGGGGGAAACACCAAAGTTTCAGAACAAGAGGTGGTGGTTTTGAACCACACTTGATGTTCACCTGGAACTTTCAGAGCAAAGGGTAGCAGTTTTGAACTGCATTTTATGCTCACCCGAAACAACTCACGCCGGAGATATAAACAAGTTGTTGGACGCCGGAGGTCCAGCAATAACGGCGCTTCCCGCAAAGGTAGACACGACACGCACGCGGAAGCGGTAGCTTGGTATCAAAAGCAAAACAGCTGACACAGTTTTGCTCTCAACTCCAACCGCACTCAACCCATAGTAAGCCGAAGCGACATCATTAAAAGTGGTGCCGCCATTGGTTGACAATTGGATTGCAATAAGACTGGAACCAGCAGTGGGAGCACTACCAGTCCAGCTGACTGAAACTTCCGCACTGACGCGCAAAGCGCCCCGAAGGTCCGTGAAAACGCCCGCAGTGTTAACAAGCCTCAAAGGGTTCGTATTCACTATGGGCCAAGGTACGACAAAATCCGTGGCCGTGACTAAGGGAGTCGTTGGCTGTTGGTAATATGAGGTCAACTGCGCCTGTGGAATAATGGTTAAATCCTCAAGAGGTTGAGGAGCCCAGAAACACACTTCGTAGTCGAACCAAATTTCACCAACTAACGCGCTATCCAAAGTGCCGGCCACTCCGACTGAGAGAGACCCAAGGTCGTAAGTGGTCAGCGTTGATGGAACCAACGCATCCCTAATCATAAACTTGGGAATTCGATTCAAATCAGACACAGGCACATCCACGTAGTTATTAGCCCAAGGAGTGTTAACCGCCCGGGTGTCAAAATTCTCCAATCGAGCAATAGTCGCAGGGACAGGATCATCAGGATTGGGATCGAAGGATAATACCAACTTTCCTTTATCCTGTGAACTATCATGCGTCACATACTCAATACGGAACTTCGTGAAACGGAACAGGTCATAAGCCCGTGCAATTCCTGACAACCAGGGAAATATTCTTAAACCAGGGTTAATCTGGTAGTTGTCGATCCGAAATGTAGTCGTCCCAAGAACGTCCGCGATAAATTCTCGTCGTGCTATGCAATAGGGGCGATTCGCTTTAGCCGAGCCGCTCTGGCGCATTATTGTGGTCGCAGCCAGGGGTGCAACGACATTAGTAGCACTGAGTCGCGAGTTGTTGACCACCTGAGTCTTCTTAGGCTTCCCGGCCCGAGGAGTCTCCAGTGATCGGAGTGCCTGCGCTAGAGGGGCTGGGAGCTTCCTCTTCGCAGACTGGGTTTTCTTTTTGGTAGGCATTTTCCAAACGCAAAATTTCACTGATCGCCTCCGAATCAGCGAAACCCGCCCGAGAATACTCGTGCATCCACTTCCGTATCCGCCCAAGGTGGGGGCTATGACGTAGCACATAACAAAGTTGTTGCCAATAGCTTGAATCCACCTTTGATTGGTACAAAAACCTATAAAAGGTCTTCGACCACGTCGAGGGGACCCAACTTCCATCGGATCTGATCTCGGAAGAACAAAATGGCACATAATCTGTGCACTTATAATAAGTCTTCAATGGGTGCCCGAGGAGAGCATATGTATCAGGAGCATGCTCCACATAAGTTTCTACCCCATCGTCACCCGTCGCAACAGCATATTCAGAGCCAGCTAGCCACCCTAACGAAACCTTTATTCTTGAATTCGTTGGGGTGGTATTATAGCTGCCCGACTTCTGGATTCCTTTTGTTATTTGCGCTATCATACTCCCATCGGAAAAAGAGAAAACGGCATGGGACAAACACTCAACGCGATTGAACACAGCCCTGCGCCAAGAAGGCGTTGGGTCTATCGCCAACCTGACACGAGCAAGCGCGTCGAGCTTAAGTTCCCAATCTTTAACCGACCAGTCAAAGCCACTCACGTCTACTGAGGCTAGGCTTCCTTGATTAAAGAACTCATGTGCCATAATACGCACATCGAAGTCCTTATTCATGGATGCCCCACCCTTCGACGGAATGTTTACCCAACACGCCACTTCTGTAGCGTTTTGACGGTGGAACAATACGCGTTCCACAAGCTGATCAATAATTGAAACGCTCATGATCATGCGAAAACGGTTTTGAGCCATTTTCTCCTGACCATGAGGCTCATTCTTAACAAACTCGCGAATCGGATCGCAAAGTCCCACCATAACTTTTTCCTCGGCGGTTAGATTGGCCACGATATCAGGGTCCATCTCCTTCAAAAGAGTTAGACGCTCCTTCACGCACCCCACAACAAACTCCCTACACTGTTGAATCAGCTCCTCATTGGTTGAATAAAGAACTCCCAAGGGACAACCCGGTGATGAATCACGATTGACCGAAACTGTTAAGAAGCTATCAATGACAGCCTCTATATCAACCCGGTCCAGGTCGACTGGTCGCGTGTGCGGGTACACACGGCTGATCTTAGCGAGGATCTCTTCCTGTCTTGCGACAGAAGGAGTTAAGCCTGCCTTGTAACGGTTGACTTGGAAGAGGAAAGAATCCCTCTCAGCAGTAGCGCCGCGCCTGGGCCAAGACCACTCCCCGAGCTCAGGGAAGCTTGCGAGCGCGTGAGCAAATCTTGGACATTCCTTCTTTGCCTCGCCTCCAATGACTCGGTAAGTTGTGGCCCCGCACTCACGCCACTTGAAAGCGTCTCCTTCCTCTGAGCCTTCTCGCCATTGATAGTTACCAAGGGCGATAAGTGTTGCGAGGTTCCCTCCTGCGTACTCCTCGGGTTGGGAGGGTTCACCCCCGAGGGTTTCTCTTTTACCGCCTCCTTCCGGAGTGGTTCAGATAATGCCTGGCTTTTGGGTTCCACCGTGTTGGTGGGTATCCCCTCTGCCGTCTGCGTTCCTACAGACAATTTCTTCTTCTTCTTCTTAGGCTTCTTCTTCACGACAGGCGCCTTGTTCAAGGGCGTCTGAATGACAACAGGTGGTCGGAGCCCCTCCGTGCACACCGGTTCAGGCAACGGGGGAGTCGCAGGACTAGGCGCGTCAGGAACAGATGGAGTTCGCAAAGCAATCTCCTTCATCATCCTGACCACCTCAACCGGTAATTGGCAGCAACAAGAATCCTGTGGCCGTTTATCCAAAACTTGTTTGCTCTGCCCCCCTTCTTTGATTTCGGGGGGAAGAGCGAACTCTTTGGTTCGCCGTTCCACAAATTCTCGTCGCCGCCTACGACCGTAACGAGCGCCTCCTTCATCATCATATCCCAGCATGCGGTCTACCAATTCGCCATCCGAATCAGAGAAATCATCGGGATACTGCGACATATCTAAATCATCGTCAGTCCCCTCAAATTCCTCAAAATACAGACCGCGCTTGGAGCACCAAGCCTTTAACTGCCTGTCATCAACGTGTATGTCGGCATACACATCATCATAGCGATCTGAAAAGTCTGAGAAGCGATCGCGCTCATCACGCTCAAGCTCCTCGAACTCATCCAGAGGGATAAACTTGGTAATGGCGTCCACCGGATCGTAATCACCCTCTTTAAGAGGGCGATAAGACGCATCCAACACACGCCGAATGACTTCCAAGTCCAAACCAACATTATGATCGCCTAGATAAGCGTTAGCTGACCCCACGTGCAGCCCTACGGCCGTCTTACCGCTTCGAATCAGCGTACCAGAGAAAGAAGGTTGGGTGGTTGCAGTATGCAACAACTTTCCAGGTGCCTTTGGATAAGGCTTAATAACGCCACACGTCATTACACGTGCGCCATTTATTACGCCATATACCTGAACAGCTTGCATAGTCTTCGGCCTCGGAGAAATCTTAATGGGAGAAACTCCCAACAGCGACCAAGTCGCGTCGGGTATTTTAACCAAAACGAAATCATAAGGTACTGACCAAGCAAAAGGTTTCAAAAGTTCAAAATCCAACTGGACCTTGCACCTAGACCCCTGCATTGCTATAGGCGTTCCCTGCTCTCGAAGACCTAACCAAACATGGTAGTTCGTCAAAAGATATGTCAAACTACCATCGGTAAAGGTAATACGCGAGCCGATGCCAAGAACCTTGCTCGACTGCCCCTGGCAGTCACAATGAAACGTGACCATATCAGAGGGGAGTTCAGTGATGGGCATCGGCCTAGAGCGCGGAATAGACATCTCTTTCTTCACAACCAGGCTGCGCTGCATTTGAGCAAGCAACCCGGGAGTGACACGGACGTGAATTTTGTGCTCCGGGCCCAAATACGTAGCTAACACGGGAATATTATCCACATACTCGATATGTCCATCAAGAACATTCTCCCTCTGATCCAGAGGAAAAGGCTCTTGCGCCGTCGCGTTAATACGTAAACCAACGCGACGGTCCTGGAGAGTTTGGCCAACCCTTTCAAAGGACCAAGAGTAAAAACTCTTGATTGTGGGGTAGGATTGGACCAACACCACCATGACCCACCACCAAAACTGGCTGTTCCATTTCCAATAATCGTACCATATTAATATGGCATGACATAAGACATTAAACAACCAGCTCCGGAGGTTCCATGGCTGGGCAAACGAGGCAAAATACTTGCCCCACTGCACTAAAACCAGCAACTGATAAATGCCCCTAGAATAGAGTTCGCTCGTTATAGAGCTCAGCATACTTCCTAAGGTCACATCTTTCAGCGCCTCGGCAAAAGACTCCCCAGAGTCCTCCGCGTCTTCCAACTCCAGGTCTTCACCTGGAAACTCTTCAACTTCGGATTCC